CCGCCATCGAGGTGCCGCCCGGTGTCCACCCGTCTGTCCTGGGGGCGGTCTTCCGCACCCGGACGTTCCAGGCCATCGGATACACCGAGGCCACCCACGCCGCAGCGCACGCCCGAATCGTGCGCGTCTACACACTCAGAAAGGAATGAACCATGGCCGGGAAACTGACCGACGACAAGGAGATGAGCGCCAGCCGCCTGCCAGGCCTCATGGGCTACAGCAAGTACAGCAGCCCCAACGATGAGCTCCAGTTCAGCATCAACGCCATCGACGGCAAGGAGCGCCCCGACATCGGCAACGAAGCCATGGCCTGGGGCAACACCCTCGAGCCGGTGATCCTGACCGAGGCGGCCAAGCGCTTGTGCCTGGCCAGCTTCGACACCGACATCAAGCAGGCCTACACCCACCGCAGCTTCGCCCTCAGCTGCAGCCTGGACGGGGTGGGGTACGGGGATGGCCAGGAGATCGTGACCGACCCGGAAGCCGGCATCTACGTCGTCGGCCAGGACAGCATCAAGCTGGACGGGCCCGGCGTGCTCGAGGCCAAGCTGACCAAGGTCGCGCCCGAGGAGACCCCGCACCTGGCGCGGGGGCCGATTCAGCTGCAGGGCCAGATGCTGGTGACGGGGCACAAGTGGGGCGCGGTCTGCGTGCTCTACGAAGGGATCGCGTTGAGGGTGTTCCTGTTCTCGCCTCACCGCGACACACAGCAGGCCATCATCAAGGCGGTCACCGACTTCGAAGGCCGGCTCGAGAAGTACCGCACCACGGGCGAGATCGACTGGTATCCCCCGCAGAGCAGCAAGGAGCTCGACCGCATCCACCCCTATGCGGTCAACCGCGACCTAGTGAAGCTGCCCGACAGCGTCGAGGCCCTGGCCTCGAGCATCCTGGCCAGCAAGGCCACGATCAAGGCCGCCGAGGCCGGCATCGAGGAGTGCGAGAAGCAGATCAAGCAGCTGCTGGGCGACGCCGAGCGCGGCCAGGCGGGCAAGTTCCAAATCACCTGGGGAATGCGCAACTACAAAGCCCAATCGGCCCGCATGGTGCCTGCAAAAGACGCCTACAGCGTGCGCCAGAGCACCCTCACGATCAAGGAGGCCAGCACATGAACGTCGCCGCCCTCGAGCAGGCCTACGACAAGGCGGTCTGCGCCTTCTTAAACGCTGTGCCCAGCGCCAGCGAGGAGCAGGCCGAGGCCTGCATCGAAGCAATCTGCGAGATGGTGCTGGCCACCCTCGCATCACAACTGACGGAGGAAGCCCATGCAACTGACAACCACTAATCAGCGGGGCTTCGCGCCCGCCACAATCACTGAGGCCATGCAGTTCAGCGAGATGCTGGCCGGCAGCAACATGGTGCCCAAGGCCTACCAGGGCAAGCCGCAGGACATCCTGGTCTGCGTGCAATGGGGCTATGAGATTGGCCTGGCACCCATGCAGGCGCTGCAGAACATCGCCGTCATCAACGGCAAGCCCAGCGTCTACGGGGACGCGGCCATGGCCCTGGTGCAGGCCTCGCCAGTCTGCGACAACATCGAGGAATACTTCGAAGGGGAGGAGGGCTCGGGCAAGTACCGCGCCGTCTGCGTCGCGCACCGCAAGGGCCGGCAGCCGGTCACCGCCACATTCTCGGTCGAGGATGCCAAGCGGGCAGGGCTGTGGGGCAAACAAGGCCCCTGGCAGGCCTACCCCAAGCGGATGCTGCAGATGCGGGCACGCGGCTTCGCCCTGCGCGACGCCTTCCCCGACGTGCTCAAGGGCCTCATCACCGCCGAGGAGGCCCAGGACTTCCCCGATGAGGAGCGCCGCCCGGCCAAGGAAATCACGCCCCGCAAGCCGGCCAACCCGCTGGACGTGATCTCCCCGCCTGACCCGCCGCCTGCGCAGCTTGAGGCCCCAGCCCTGGCCGAAACCGAGTTGCAGAACGTGCCTGCAGAATCTGTAGAACCCGCTGCCGAATCCGAGCCGGTAGTGCTCGAGCACCTCGAGGTCATCGAGGTCGAGATCAATGAGCCGGATGAGCCAGAGAACATCCCCGGCTTCGCTCTTATGGTGCCCGGCAAGGATGAGCCGTTCTCCATGCACGGCAGCCTCGAGGAGTGGCAGGACGCCTATGAGGCGCTGGCCGACCGCACCGCCAGGGCAGGCAAGGTGCCCCCGCGTGACCGCATGACCAGGCTGCGGGAACTGCGCGAGGCCAATGATGATGTCATGAAGAGCATGGACAGCCTCAAGCGGGTGCGCCACGTCGCCGCCCAGCAGCAGCGCCTGGCCGCGTTGGGAGCCGCCAAATGAAGGCGCTGACGTGGATCGCCGGGGTGACCCTGGGGTGGGTTGCCTTTGGCCTGTTCGCCAGGATCCTGGCCGAGCTCTTCCTGCTCGGCTGGGGACTGATCTAGAGCACGGTCGCCAGCACCGCCTTGTAGCGGCGTTGGCGATCCTCGAGCCCGATGGTGCCCCCGTTAATGCGTTTGGTCAGGCCGACGAAGTCGTCCGCATCAGCGAGGGGCCCGCATTTGTTGCTCACCCAGAACCAGGCGGCAGAGGCAGCTGCGTGCTCGAGCTCGAGCAGCAGGTCGGGCTGAGCCACCAGGTCGAGGCCCAGGCCCTGGCCGCAGCGGGTGTAGTTGTCCTTGCCCGTCAGCTGCTTGAGACCCCGCCCGCGATAGCGCCAGCCGTCGCCCGACTCAATCGGGCCGTTGCCCATGCGCGCCGAATACACCACGTTGGCGATCATCTCGGGCTTGCGGTGCAGGGCCAGGGCGAACTTGTTGGGCTGGTTCTTGCCGTTGGCCTTCACCGCCTTCTTGTCGGGCCCGAGCACCGCAAAGCGGCTGGGCCAGATGGCGGCCATGCCGTCAGCGCTGTAGTTGAGATTCTCCTGCAGCAGGGTGTAGCCACCTGATTCGTGCGCGGTCTGCGCCAGCCAGGCGGCCACCTGGCGCGGGGTCTCGATGCCGAACCTAGCCATTGAATTCTGGACAGGCGCAAGCCAGCGCTCGGCCACGTCGGCCTTGATGCCAGCCGCCTTCAGCTGGTCAATGCCAGGCCTCACTTCTTCTCATCCTTCTTGCGGCTGCCGATGCTCGAGCCCAGCAGGAACTGGAACATCGAGGCCACCATGGTGCCCAGCACGAAACCCAGGATCGTGTCCGCGAATCGGATGTTGTCGGCCGGGATCTGACCGAAGGTGATGAAGCCGATGTAGGTCGCGGACAGCAGCGACCAGAAGCCGATGAAGTAGTAGACGAAGCGCCGCACCAGCGGGTCGTCCGACTCCATGGCCTTCAGCTGCATATCGCGTGCGCCCTGCATATTCTTGAGGTCGATCTCGGCCATGAACTCCTCATGTTTCATGGCCGCCTCTTTGAGCTTGGCGACATCACCCGCGTCCATCTGCCCCTCTGGCTTGAGCTCGACTCCGAGCTTCTGCTGGACGTAGTCCACCCCCTTCTCCATGACAGCGTCGGCCACCTTGGGCAGACCGTTGGAGATGAGACCCGAGACAATGGAAGCGACGATTGGCAGCATCAGATCACCATGGCGTAGACGAACAGAGACAACCCAGCACCGCCGACGACGATGCTGGCCCACAGCAGCTGCATCATCACGGCGAGGATTGCCGCAGAGCTCAGGACGATGGCCAGCTGCAGCGCCATGCCCGCATAGGAGAACCAGGGGCTGCGCTGCTTGGCCAGATCACGCTGGGCCTCAGCGGCTCGCGCCTTCTCGGAGATCTCCTCCATGTCGGCGCGCTGCTTGGCAGCCTTCTCATCGTGGCCAGCGGTTTCGAAGATCGTGGCGCGCACGTTCTTCGCCTGGAACCACGCCCAGTAGTTGTTTGCCGCGATGGTGCCGTTGAGAACCTTGCTCGAGTTGCTGCCGCCAAACATCCCGTTGACGGCCAGCAGCAGGGCGAAGATGGAGATCGTCAACGCAGCCCATTGCTTGACGTAGGCCTCACGCTCGGAGCGGGAGGCGGTGGGGTTTGGTGCTTTGAACATCAGAATCCGCAGCTTTTCGCTGCCTTGCAATGGTCGTATCCGAGGTAGGCCATGTAGGCCATGCCACCCAGCGTGAGCGAGATGAGCACAACGCCGATGCCGGTCTCGATGGCCTGGGCGATCTGCTTCTTGCGGCGTGCTGCCGCTTCCTTCTCGCGCTTGGCCTCGAGGGCATCGTCGCGGTTCATTTGCGCGACGCGGTTCTGGATGTCTTGCCAGACATCGGCGTTGCCGCTCTGGAAGAACATCATCTTGAGTTCTTCTTCGAACTGGCGCTGCTGCATGAGCTCGAGCTCGACCTGGATGGCCGCGCCCATGTTGCTGCCGCCCTTTTTCTTGTTCTCTTGCACCGCCTTGGAAGCGGTGTGCTTGGCGTCGAAGTATTTGCCCAGGAGAGGGCCGAGCGAGCGCACGTCATCGACGGTCTTGCTGGCCTTCTTGATGAGGTTGACGGCCGTGCTGACGGCCGCCATCGCGGTGATTGGGTCGATCACAGCTACGCCTTGGTGACCAACCCGATCAGCAGGATGATGATTGCTCCTGCGCTGCCGATCAGAATGTGCTCCAGGCGCTTGAGCCTGGCGTTGATGCCGGCATACCGCTCGGCACAGACCGCCTCATGCGTTGTGAAGCGAGATTCAACCTCGGAGACCATTTACATCACGCCTTTCTCCCGCTTGGGATTTGTACTGCACATGAGATTTCAAGCCGCTGCGCCAGGCGAACTAGGCCAGGCCACGTTCCACGGGAACCCCGCCTGCGCGGTGACATCCCGCAGCGCCTGGCGGTAGGTCGCCCAGGCCGCCTTGTCCACGGGCGCGTCCAGCACCTGCGTCCAGTCGCTGTCCTTGAGCTTCTGGTTGCGCTGCTCGCGCATGGCCTTGGCCTGTTCTTCGTCCTTGCGGGCCTTGTAGGCGGCCTCGTGCTGCGCGGCCGTTGTCACGTTGCCGCTCTCGTCTGTGGTGTCGAAGAACGTCGGCCCCAGGGCGTACTTGGTGTACCACTTGCCGTCGATCTGCTCGACGCCAGCGTAGACGCTGAATTGGTAGCGGTCGCCGCCGGTGGCCTGCGGCCCCTCAAACACCACGTCACCGCCGAAGTCGTTGATGATTTCTACGGTCAGCTGCGGTGGGAACCCGGTGTTGGGGAACAGCGCCCGGAACTCGCTGTGGGTGACCAGTGCGCCATCGGCGCGAAGTCGGATGTTCATGCTTTGCTCCTTATGCGATGGCGAGGTAGATGTAGGTTGCGCTGCTGACGTTGATGTTGCAGGTCGCCTCTTGGTTGACGACGATGCCTACGCTTGTCGGATCAACCGCGTCCGCGCTGGTCACTTCTGCTGCGGTGCTGTTTAGGCGCAGAGCAGGGTCTGCCGGTGCGGTAATGCCGCGAGCCGAGTCGTAGACCCACCAATCACCGGTGGAGTCGGTGCGCTTCACAAGGAAGAACCGAGCGCCGCCAGTGAACCCGCAGTCGATGGTCTGGCTGCTACCGTTGCCGGTGTATGAGCCGACCTTGCTGACGCCGGGGCAGGAGGCGAACAGGTAGGCCACATGAGTACCTCCAGACCCATTAACACCGCCACCGCCATCTACTCTGAAAGTTGTTGATGTCGGCTGCGCCCATATACCGTCGCCGCCTGCATATGTAACAGTTGAAAGCGCCCAATCCAGATCTAAATATCCGGCCCTATAGTTTGATGCGCCAAAATTTGAAAAAGCTCTCCAATTTGCAGCCGTGTCCCTCCGCTTAATTATTATCAATTCCGGAGTTACACTTAAATTGTGGTCGACTGCTGTATTGTTAACGCCCGTCCCCCTATAGCAAACCACATCAAAGAAGCCGGGGGCTCGGCGAAAGTTCCAAAAAACATCGCTTAAAGAGCCCCACCAATTTGCCGCCCTAAACCCCGTATTATTCCAGCCCAAAGTTACTGCATTGGCCGTTGCTTCTGTGTTCGTACTTTGTGTAAACAAGTACCTCCCTGATGCTGTTGCAGTTGTGCTGACTCCGCGCAGCCTATCGACCACATACCGCTCGTTACTAAGGTTCCGAACAGTGGCAATTTGCATATCTACTGGAAAGTCAGTGGTAATAACTTGCCCACCAGATGGCGTGACTGCCACAGGACTAAACACACTCGTCCCCGTCGTCGGAGTTTTCATCGGGCCGCGACGGATGGCGATGTATATATATTCTCTGGAAGCACCTAGAATTGTTTGTGCGCCACTAGCAAAGCCTGTGGCGGTGGGAAACACATAATTACTATTGTTTGCTGCTTCTGCAGCGGAGGAATTTGGGGATAAGGTTGAGAATTGCTCATGTGCAAAGCCCCTCATCGTATCTACAACGTACCACGATTCCGGGAAATCTTGAGAAGTGCTTTTTAGCAAAAGCCATTGCGGTTCATACCCCAAAGACACCGAAAATTTACTAGAGGCATCGGTCGTAAAAGACCCACACGAAATCACATTGTCCGTACCCGTCAGGCCAAAGCCTCCTGCGTTGTGGGCGAAGAGGTAGGCGACGTATGTGCCGCCGTTAGAAGAAAAACTTTGAACATCAATTTGAGTTGTCGTGGCACCTAACCACGGGCTAGATGCGGCAATACCAGGAAAAGTAGTTCCAGCAAATCCTTGATCGGTTTGCAATGTCCCAAAACCATTTGTCGAACGGTGCACCACAAACCAGTTTCCTAAGCCGGTTGCGCTGGTCGCTTTAATGATTACGCATCCAGGCACAACACCAAGTGAATGCGAAATCCAATGTGGTGCTGCGCCAGTGCCAGTCCATGTGACAACATCAAAGAACTTCGGCTGCTTGCGGAATGTCCATGAGACGTAGTTGGTTCCGCTTGCATTGTTGCCGCCTACTCCAGTTCCGGTTCCCAAGGTGAAGCCTGTGGTACTAAACGCAGTTATTGCCTGCGTATAGCCTTGCTGCGAATTGGTCAGATTGGAATACAGCAGCGCGTTGTTCCCGGCTGACCAACGGTTGGTATCAATCAGGATGTGATTGGAGGCGTTGTTTGTCCTGTCCTTGCCCCAAACCAACCCACCCTTGGTTGACAGATCAATCCCGTTGTTGATGGTCAGGGAAGAGCCTGTTCCGGTGTAGAGCCACGTCGAAAACACGTCCTCGATAAACACCTGATCTCCAGAAACCTGCGAAGTGTTTGAGCTAAACATCAGTCACCTCACGCGCTGTAGTTCTGACCGGCGTTGCTGCCGTACCAGCGCGTGCCGTCGCAGGTGAAGACGTACTTGTCGGTTCTGCTTGCCGTCGAGGTTATCGTCGGCGCTGTGCCGCCCGGCCAACGGACAGCAGCAGGCCACGTCACCGTGCGCGAGCCGGTGCCGTCCTGGCGCAGCAGCAGCGTGAAACTCTCTCCGGCCGTCAGGGTGGGGAACGTGAACGTGCAGTTGCCCGTAAGCGTCAGGATCTGCACCGTGCCGGTAGCCAGCGAAATGGTGTAGGCCGTGCCGGTGTTGGCGGTGACCACGCCCTCGCGGTAGTCGCCGGCCAAGTCGAACACCGCCTGCGGAGAAGTCACCCCGATGCCTAGATTGCCGTTGAGGTAGTTGTCGGCCGTGCCGTCCATGTACAGGTTGTAGCGCCCGGTGCCCGCTGCCAGCGCTCCTCGGAACCCATAGTTGCTCGTGGCCCCCGTCATCGATGAGTCGGCCACGAATCCGTACTGCGTAGTGACGGCAGATCCGGCGCCAAGTGTGGCCTGAGCAGCCTGATAGTGCGTTAGAGACCCAAGCGTGAACGCCGCAGCCTGAGTCCTGAGAACCGTTCGAAAATAAACACCGATGCCGGTCACATCCGATTGCAGAGTGCCGTCATTGACCACGCCAAACTGCGTTGTCGCGCCCGTCATTGCGTTAGCAATACGGATCTGGGCGTCGGTCTGCGCGGCGGCCCCAAGCGACAGCTTGGCATCGATGCGAAGCGGGCCAGTCATTGTGTCGCCGCCCTTGGCGACATATCCGGTGGCCGGCAGATAAGAAGCCACCCAGGCAGATCCGTTCCAGACCCGCATCTCGCCAGCCGTACTGTTGAAGTACAGCGCCCCGGTTAACAGCGCGTTGCCGTCGTTGTCCACCGTCGGGTTGCTGGTCTTCGGCCCCAGGTAGCGGTCATCGAAGCTGTCGAAGCTAGCGGCTGCAGAGGTGGCGCTGTTGGACGCGGATGTCGCGCTTGCCGCTGCGGCCGTCGCGCTGCTCGCGGCATTGGTCGCGGAGGTCGAAGCCCCGCTGGCCGATGTCGATGCGTTGCTGGCGCTGGTCGCCGCAGCAGATTCCGAACTCGCCGCGTTGGATGCAGAGGTGGCCGCAGCCGCAGCGTCCACCATCAGGAACCACTTGGCCGCATCAGTGTTGGTGCTGATCGGCTGCGAGCCGCTCGAGGTGTGCTGCACCAGGCATTGCCAGATGTTGCTGTTGCTGGTGTCCTTGACGATGTCGCGGACGTAGTAGAGCGTGCTGGCCGCCCAGTTCCCGCGATTGGTGCCGATGGTGTCCGCGATGGTCGGGTTGCCATTGGCGTCGAAGCCCAGCGCCTTGCCGGCCCGCAGCGCTGCGCGAGGCAGCGTCATGTTGATGGTAGTCGGGTCAGTCTGCGGTGCCTGCAGCGCACGGCCCAGTCCCTCAGCATTCTGCTGCGAGAAGATGGTCTGCTGGTCGAGCTCGTTGTTGATGGTGTTGGCGAACAGGTCGCCGCCCGTCACGAAGTCGCTCAGGCGCTGGATGCTGCGGTTGCCGACGATGGCGATCTGCGTGGCCCCGGTCGGCGCGGCCGTCAACGTGATGCTGCCCGTGCCGTTGGCCGCAATGGTCACCGTGTAGTCTGTGGTCAGCGTCAGCAGCGCGTCGTCCCTGTAGACCGCGATGTCGGTGTTCGCCAGGATCTCGAACGTGAACGCATAGGGGCCGGTGCCGCTCGCTGCGTATACCACTCGACGGGGGACATTGTTGATTGGCACGCCCATTTGTCTTTCCTTCCGCTTGGGGATTGTACGAAGAGGTTATGGTTTGTAGTAGAGGCCATTGGCCCGACGAAGCTCATCTAGCTCGAAGAGCCGCGCCTGCAGCAGCGGATCTTCAGATATCAGCTGCTTCTTGGCTGCGTCCATGTACTTGGAATGCACCGACTGCACCGTCTTCTGCTGTTCGTCCAGCGTCAGCAGCGCGAAGCCCGGCTGCAGCATCACGTCAGCGATGGCCTGCTTGGATGGCATCTCCTTGCCGTAGATGGTCAGCAGTCGGTTGTACTGCCAGGAATCTAGCTCGACGCCCTGCAGCTTTCGCTCGGGCATACCGACCGGCGATCCCATGCGCACCAGCGCGTCGTCCACCACCGAGAACTGCCCAGGGCTCACGCGAGTTGGGAGCACCATCTCGTAGGCCTTCCCGCGCCCTTGCTGGATGGGATCGCCCCACAGATTGAGTGAGGGTGGCAAGTCTTCGTTGAAGGCCGGCAGCCGCGAGCGGTAGCGGTTGAAAGCCTCGACGAAGCCGCGCACGCCCATCGGCAGGTCAGGGCTTGCGCGCACGTCCTTGGCCGTCGGGTCATACAGGCGTTCGATGCTGGCCACCATGGAGCTATAGGCACCAGCCGGTGAGCCGCCGATCACAAAGCCGCCCAGCTGCTTGGCCAGGCCGTCCACGATCTTCTTGCCGTCCACCTCGCCCTGCTGATTGGTGCCGATGAGTTTGGTCACGTCGGCAATACCCTGCAGGTAGGGCTGCTCTTTGAGGTACTCGTACAGGCCGTAGGTCGCGCCCAGGAACACCTCTTCGACCTTGCCGGCGTCGGGCTCGTGCCGGGCGTATTCGGCGTAGTCGGCCGCGATGGCCAGCAGCGCCGACACCGGCTCGAGGCCTGCGTAGCTGTAGTAGCTGTCCCCGATCTTGAGCGAGTAGGGCTGCCAGCCGTCGCGCAACAGCGCCTCGCGGTCAGCCTTGCGGCCGGGGCCGCGCCCGGTGATGTGACCCTCGGTGGCCAGCGCGCCGAACGTCGCCAGGATCCCGGAGCCAAGCGTCACCTTGGCCAGGGCCATGTCGCGGTAGATGCCGCCCTTGGCGATCTCCTCGCGCCACACACTCGACAGCGGGGCGAACGGGGTGCGCTCCACTACCGCCAGGCCGATGTTGGCCGGCGTCTTGAAGAAGGGCACGATCACCTTAAGGGCAGGGTGATTGAAGACCTGCTGCAGCGACTTGAGCGCCGGGGGGAGCTCGCTGGTGAATGTGCCCTTCTGGGCGAACTGCATGGCCGCCTCATCCAGGTCGCGGGGCGGGTTGGCTAGCAGGCCCTCGACCTCAACTAGCGCTTTGGCAGCGGCGTCGGTCTCGCTCATCCCGGCCTCGACACCCTCGCGGTACACAGCCTTGCCACGACGGGTCACCTGGGTGTTGAGCTCCATACGGTAGAGCACGCCCTTGAAGAACTCATCCTCGGACATCAGCGCCCGGCCTGGCAGGGTGACGGCCGTGCCGTAGTAGTCGATGGCCTTGCCAAACCACTTGTCGGGCGAGATGTCGAAGGCGGCAGCGGAGATGCTCGGGGTGTCGAGCCCGCGCTGCATCTCGATCTTGCTCATCAGGTCGCTAGGCTGGCCGGTCTGCCAGGCGCGGCTGGCTAGGGTCAGGCCCTCGGTGATGCCGTTGCGCAGCGACTGCACCATGGTCAGCGCTTCGTCGTAGGCCACCTTGTCGGCCTCGGAGCCGGGCACCAGGGCGCGCCAACTGCGCACGCTGTTGGGCAACACGTTGCTGTAGAAGGCAGCGATTAGGCGCTCGGGGATCTGGTACAGACCGAACGTCGCGTTGCCGATGATGTTCTTGGCGTGCGTGACCGGCGAGCTCAGGAGGCCGTTGATGTAGGTCGAGAACCAGACATCCTTGATGCCAGACAGCATCGACTTCTCGATCAGCTGGTTCTGAGCGGCGCGGGACTCAAGGGCCAGGTAGCTGCGCGCCATGTCCGACAGCGCGTTGTCGCCACCGTACTCATCGAGCACCTGGCGCACCACTTGTGCGTTGCCGTCGCGGGGGATGCGGAACACCGCCAGGGCGCGGGCGGTCTCGGTCTGCATTCCCTTGACGCCCTTCTGCACCAGGCCGTGAAAGGCGATCTGCTGGCGCAGCCTCAGCTTGTCAACATCAGACGCCTGGCCGCTGGCCACCAGCTTGAACAGACCATCGAGCTCCTTGGCTGAGCTCTCGAGCACCTCGAGCGCCTTGTAGGTCTCGACGGCGCTGGGCAGCATCTTGCCGTCGTTGCCGATGAGTCGAGACAGGAAGGCCTCGGAGATACCGCTTTCCGCTGCTTTGGCCTTGATCTCATCGAACGTCACCGCCTTGGTCTTGATGCCCAGGGCGTCGGCCACACCGGCCACCACGCCGGCAGCGTCCTGCGTCTGGTAGCGCGCCAGGTTGAAAGGCTCGACGGGCACGTCCTCGCCCGGCCTAGGGCTAGGCTTGCCCACTAGCGCGCCCTGCTTCTGACGGCGCGAGACCGCAGCCTCGACCTGGCCGGCAACCTCCTTGCTGGCCTCTGGGATAAGCTTGAAGCGCCCGGCCTTGGCGGCTTCGCCAAGCACGTCATCGGTCAACCCAGGGATCAGCGCACGCTCGGCCTGCGGGGCCCGCTTGGTGACCGCCTTGCGGACAATGCCGCTGATGATCTTGTCGCCCAAGCCAGCCATGAGCGTCGGGTCTTCGCCCATGCTCGGCGTGCCTAGTTCGCTGGTCGGCTCTTCTTCTGTCGGAGCCATCTCCTCGGCCGGCATCGGCTCGAGGGGCGCGTCTTGGATGGGGCCTGCGTCAGCCGGCGCGGCCGGCAGGATGCTGTCGAGGCGTTGAGAGAGGGGAGGGATGGCCATCAGTTAGCTCCAGACTGCGGAGCTCGACGGCCCCGGCTCAGGCTTGACGAATCTCTGGGGGCAGGCTGCTCTCGTCCAGATCCGGCGGGGCTCCCTCGGGATACGCCAGACCCAGGTAGTTCTCCCGCGTCAGCGGCAGGTTGAACTGCTTGAGAAGATTGAGGACGTAGTCCGGCTCGCTCCCATTCGGGGGCATCGATTCCACCTGCTGCTCTGAGGACTTCATTGCGCGCCTCCTCTAGGGAGATTTGACCCTTGCGGTATTGTAGCCAGATGGAATCGATTTGCTCGACGTTCTTGGCCTGCGCTTTGAACGTGTCGGGGAACAGCCCGCGCACGGCCTCCCAGGTGATGGACTGCATCTCGCGGGGCAGGATGCCGCGCTCGGCAGCTGCGCGCCGGTAGGCCTCGGCATACAGGCCATAGGTTCCCTGCACCCCGGTGATCGCGCTGTTCTTGGGGCCGCCCTCGCCGAGCACGCCAGACCCGAAGTTGTGCAGCACCTCGCGGCTGTTGCCAGACAGCGGGCGCAGCAGGCCGGCGGCCACCGCATGGGTGTCGATGGTCACCGGGCCCGCCTGGTCGAGCGGGTCATAGATGTTGCTGTAGAAGTTGCGTACCTTGTGCTGGCTGCCCAAGTTGGCGCTGATGGTGGACAGCTGCGGGTCATCGAGGATCACGATGGCCTTGCCGATCTCGTTGAGCGATCCCCAGCCAGTCTTCGTCGGAGTGCCATTGGCGTTGAGCCTGGTGCCAGCAAACGTGCCCTCGGGCGTGACGATCTGGTGCTCACGCGGCAGATTGGCCTGGTCATAGGTACGCAGCCACATTGCCTTGAGGCCGGGGTCGGTGATCTCACTCAGGGACTTGCCGCGAATCGCATCCACCATCGGTGCGTACTGCGGCTTGTTCCAGATGATCTTGGCCATCTCATCCATGCTCGCGTCCCAGCGCGAGGCTTGCTGGCCGGTCATGATGTCCAGCACACGCTGCCCCAGGCTCACGTTCATGAACCAGTCTTTCTGCGGCGAAAGCACGGCCAGCACGCCAGCAATGGCCTGGTCTGGCACGCTGTACTGCGGGGCCCAGGTGTCCACGATGTTGCGGGCACCGTCGTACCAGAGCTTGCTGCGGTCGCGTGTCTGCTGCGGAACCTTGTCGTACAGGAACAGCAGGTTGTTCTTCACCTCCTCAATGAAGTCGTTGGCAGCCTTGTCGGGGGTGCGCGCCTTCGAGGCAAAGTTGGGGTACTGGCGCACCAGGTTGACGTTGTGCGAGAAGGCCTCCGGATCTTGCCTGGTGGCCGCCAGGTCAATGACCAGGCGGTTGGCCATGGGATCCTCGGTCGCCTTCTTCGCGGTCGGCAGCCGGGTGCTCACCACGTTGGGTCTCTGCACTATTGCCAATGGGCCCATCTGGCCAGCCTTATCCAGCACGCCCATGGCCGTGGCTTGCGGATTGCCGGTGATGGCGCGCACAGCGGCGTCGCCTGCAGCGTTCGCGCCCCGCGTCACCACGCGGCTAGCTGAACGTACCGCTGCGCCGGCCGGCAGTAGGTCAGCGGCCAGGCCAAGCTTGGTGTCCTCATCGAATTGCCGAGCAAAGCCGGTGCCGGTTGTGACCCGGTCGAGCATCGGGCCCACACTGGTGCCCATGCGCTGCAGCGACATCGGCGTGCCCTGCCAGGTCGTCCCGAATACGCTGCGCTCTTTGGCACCGCCAACGAAGGGCACCAGGTCGGCCAGGCTGATCTTGATGTCGGTGCCGGGGATCTGCACCTGGCCCAGGCCGTCGAGGAAACGGCCGGCCTGCTCGAGCCCCATGCCGGCGTTCTGCAGCGCCTTCTCGAAGTTGGTCTGCTCAATGGGCCGGATCTGCCCGGTGACCTTGACACCCTGGGGCAGGCCAGCACCAGCGGAGGCCAGCAGCACCGGCTTCTCGGGCTCAGCGGGTTGCTCTTCAATCGGAGTGTCTGGGAACTGTACAGCGGTGAGCGCCGACAGGTAACGGTCTTCGATTCGGCTGTAGGCCATTACTGCATCCCTTGCGATTGGTTGAGCAGCTGCTTGATGCGGGTGATCTCGTTGGGCTTGAACGTGCCCTTCTTCTCCAGCGCCGGCAACGAGTCCATCGTGATCGGGCCACCTGCCTTGGTCTCGTAGATCTCCAACGATTTGCGCGCAGCCTTGGCTGCCTCGCTGCTGCGGCGGGCCTCGAGGTCAGAGCTCACGCGGTCGAGCACCTGGCGCGGGGTCAGGATCTCGCCCTTGCGCGTGGCCTCGGCCTGGATCTGCTGGGCATCAGCGCGCATCTGCTGCAGGCGCTGGAACTCCGTACCCTTTGGGTCAAGCACCGTCACCTGGCCGGGCATGGTCGGGATCCCCGCCAGGCGCGCCAGCCCGGTGTCCAGGTCACGCTGATCGCGGCGATCCTCGGAGGTCATGATCTTGAGCAGCGACACCGCCTGCTTGCCCGTGATGCCCTTACCCACGCGGCCCCAGATCTGGCTGGGGGTTGTTACCGAACCGGAATAGATGCCCTGCAAAAGGTTGAACTCGACGGCCGCGTCGCCTTCCTTGTTGGGCTCGAGCACGTCTTTAAGCACGCCGATTGGCACCGACCCCTCGGGCAGCTGCGTGAGCTCGCGCACCAGGGCCCGGCGCTTGGGATCACCCTCCTGCAGGGGGAAGATTTGCTCGAGCAGGTTGATTGCCCTGGCCTCGCCCTGGCGCTTGGTCTCTTCGCGGGCCCGCTGCTGCAGCGTGGCGCGGTTGTTGGCTGCCGTCATGAAGTTGGCCTGCACTTTGGCCAGACTGTCGAAGTCGGTCAGCAGCATTCCCTTGACCACGTCCGACATCTTGCCCACGTCACCCACGGCCAGGCGCTTGAGCGTGGCCTCGGGATCTGCCAGGGCCGCCTCATCGGTGATCACGAACTTGGTGACTGCGTTGATCTTGGCCTGCTTAAAAGCCGCTTCAAACTTGTCGCTGTACTGGCGCTGCAGGCCCACGTCGCCCAGCAGTAGGGCCCCGGTGGCAATGCTCTGCCGGTACACGTCAGCGAGCTCATCTACGCCGCGCTTGGTGTTGGTGGTGGGATCCATCCAGAACCCCTGCGAGACAGCGGCCTCCAGCAGCCTGGTGCTGTTGTCGAAGTCCTGGTCGAACTTCACTAGGCGCTGGGCCTTGACACGCTTGAGCTCGCTTTCGGCCGCCTTGGCCAGCACCGTGTTGCCGGCCGTTGCGATGCTGGCGCGGAACTTCAGCGAGGCCTCTGGATCGACCGCCGCCAGGCTCTTGCTGTAGCCGTTCATCAGCGAGCCGATGGCCGTGGAAATCTGCTCCGAAGTGACCGCCCCCTGCTCGGCCGCCTGCAGCATCCCGGTCAGCCGAGTGCGCGCCTCGGCTTCGAATGTGCTCGAGAGCTCAAAAGACCTAGCCTTGCGCACCGCCGCGTCGTACACGCTGCCACCCCTGCCGATGCCAAGCGGCGCGATGTTGCCCATCTTTGCGGCCTCGAGCTGCTCGGGTGTGATCGGGTTGTCGGCAACGTACTGCAGGCCGGCGTCCTGGGCCGCCTGGCGGGCGATGCCAAACAGCTGGCCGCTCAGGCGGTCGAGCGTCTGCGCCACCGTCTGCTGGTAGCTCACCGCCGCCCGCGTGCCGATGTAGTCGATGCTCGGCGCGCTGACCTGGGGCGTGACCGCCGCAGGGATGCCGGTCAACTCGACGCGGCCCGACTGTAGGAGTGGGAGGTCTGCCATGACTTAGGGCCCGAACGGGCGAACGGTTTGGGAGAAGTTGGTCAGCCCGCTCACCAGGGAGGCCCCGGACAGCAGGCCGCCGCTCTTGACGGCGAAGTCCCCGGCGAGCTCCAGCTGGCGGGCCTGAGTCTCGGCAGCGTTCATCGTGAGCTCGGACTGCTGCTCGGCAGCCAGCAACATCGCGGAGGCGTCCTCGTAGCCCATCAGACGCGCCGTGAGGGCGTTGAGGTCAGAGATGCCCACGTCGCGGTAGGTAGCGCCTACGTTGGCCGCCTGCACCGCCAGGGCCGAACCCTCGTTGTAGACCACCCCATTAGCCGCCGCCCGCGCCCGCACCGCAGCGTTGGCGCGCTCCATGTTGCGCAGCAGGCCGTTGCCTTGCATGGTGTAGTTGGTCGATAGCATCTCAGCCGCTTTGAGCTTGCGGCCGGCCTGCAGGGCTGCGTACTTCTTGTCCTGGTCGGTGCGGATCTGCGCCAGGCGCAAAGTGTCCGCAGCCTGCACTTGAAGCAGGCCCTGCTGGTAGTAGGCGGCGGCTTCCTGCGCGCCGGCAGCCGTGATGCTCGAGGCCAGGCCCAGGAAGGGAGCGGCCGTGTTCAGCGCAGATGTAGCCGCGTTGGCAGCGCCGCCCAGCAGATTGGTGGCACCACGGATGATCGAGGCCCAATCGAATGAACTGACCGAGCCGCTCATGCCAAACGGGTTCGATGCAGCGACCTGTGGATCAAAGAGGCTATTGCTGCCCCAGGTCACGTTGCTGGCGTTAAGTCCACCCAGGTTCGATGTGACCGTCGGATTGAACAGGCCCGGCCCGAAGGTCACATTGCCGAAGTTCAAGCCAGAGCCGCTGGTGCTGCTCAGGCCAGATGCCAGGCTGTAGTCAGCTGCAAAGCCGTCCATCACGTTCCTCCAGTCACCGCGACCTTGTACTCAAGGCCCAGCAGGGTCAGCTTTAAGGGCAGGCTTTGAGCGATCTCAATAGCCTGCTCGCGGGTGTAGCCCAGCGCCCCCGTCACCCGCTTCACGCCCGTGAACTCGGGGACAGGGTCGTCCAGGATCGGGTTGTCGAAGCTGCGGAACGGCACCGGGTTGTTGTTGATCGTAAGGTGCTGCGAGTCGTCAACGAAGGCGTTGATCTCGACGATCCGCTTCTTGAAACCAAGGCGCGTGCCCGTCTGCAGTCGAACCTCGACCGGCATCGTCTTGGCGTAGACCGTAAACGGCAGGCCCACCTCGTAGCTGGTCAACGCCTCACGGTCGAACAGCACCTGGCCACCAGCGCTCACGGTCTCATTGTTCTGCGGCACACCGTCACAGATCACATTGAGGCTCTTGCCGATGTGCGGCAGCCCGGTCGCGCCGCCGGCCGAGCCACCTGTGAAGGCGCAGTCGGTGAACAGGTCGGAGCGAAAGATCTCCACGAAGTAGCGCGCTGTGCCGTTGAAGGTGCGCTTGACCACCGCATAGATGTCGGTCACGTCCACCGCTACGTCCTGGAACTGGCCATCGGTGATGAACTCAGACGGCGCGGTGATCTGCTGCGAGCGCATGATCGAAAAGGCGGCGATGCTGCCGTCCTGGTCATTGACCATGAGCAGTAGGTCGCCTTCATCGGTTGACGTGGCCCGGCGCAGACCCATGCGGGTAGGCGTCTTCATCAGATGCCCGGCCAGCAGCGAGATCCGCTGCGTCACATACGTCAGCTGCGAGTCAGAGAACAGGAACTCGTTGAGACTCTTGCCCTGGCGCTGAATGTAGACCGTGCCGCTCTCGAGCGACTGCACCCGCGTGCCCGGCTTCGTGCCGTTGCGGCTCACGCCCTTGAAGTTGAGGGTGAGCGGCGTGATCGGATCGGTGCCAGACTGCGGGACGAAGAACTCACCGCCCGTGGTGAAGACCTGCAGATCGCGGCCAGAGATCATGTCCACGATCACGTTGAGAGAACTGGTGTCCAGCGTCGCCTCGACCGCGTCGTCGTCTAGGGACTCGGTGGGCTGGAAGTCGAAGAACAAACCGATCTTCGAGCCCCAGATGGTCGATGGCCGGCTCTTGGAGCCGCCGAAGTACAGCCGCCCCTCATGGAACGTCACCGTGCGTGGCCAGCCCTTTCCAGAGCTCCAAACGTCCTCGTAGCCACTCTCGTACTCCCAATTGCCCTGGGCGATGTTGGCGGTGCTAAAGAACGGGAACTCCACCACCGCGTTCACCGAGGTGCCGCTCAGGTACTGGATGATGCGAGCTCGCCCCTGGGGTGATGCGTTGACGTACTGCCCGACGCTGGCTGCCGTGAAGAAGCTGTTTTGCGATGTCAGGGTGACATTGCCCGACACAGCGCTGGGCGTCAGGTGGCCAACTGATGGCGTGGTGACCGTCAGCGTGAATGCGTGCTTAGGGATGCTGTCAAATGTGATCGTGCTGATCGTCCAGCTGGCGTCGTTCGCGCCGCGCACCAGGCGCACCGGAGCCAGGTCGGGATGCACCAGGATCATGGTGTCGGCCGACTGCGTCCAACACATATCGTCCACCATGGCCGACGTGATGCTGGTGGTCAGATACGGATTGGCACCGCCATTGATCGCGGTGATCTGCACCCCGTCTTTGAAGACGTACATCCGCTGATGCGTGAAGCACAGCATATAGCTGTCGTCCACGCTGAATTCGAATGGCACCAGGCGCACTCCGTTGGCGGCACTTGCGGTGCTGGTGTTTGGGAGCTCAGCCAAGTGCTTTAGCCCCGGCCGGCGGCGCATCCCGCCCTGGGGCTGGATGAGCACGTTGGTCGCCTTGGCTAGCGCATTGTTGTACTGCTGCAGATCTACGCGGGCGCGCAGCAGCGGGTCGAGCTCGCCCGTGCTGAAGTTGGTCTGGATGTCTACGAAGCGAGGCATCTCAGTTCCGCACGGCGATCAGACTGAAGTCTTCGATGACCCGCGAGGGCTGGCCTTGGCCATCAATGTTGGTGGCCTGCCGGAAGAACCCTCCGCGCCCGTTCTCGGCCGGGCCGCCCTGGGCCACGCCTTGCCAGTAGGTCGCCTTCTCGCGCTGCTCGGTGATCGGCTCGGCCAGGTGCCAGGCCATCATGTACTTGAGCAGCTGCACGAAATACTTGGGGAAGGCGAACTCCTGGAGTTCGTACTGGTAGTCGA